AAAGGTTTCCTGAAAGGTGAATGTCACCAGTGACGTCGAGAGTGTATCCGGGTGTGTTCGTGTTGATGCCCACGTTCGAAGTCGTCGTGTCCACGAAAAGGTTGGCTGTACCGACCTCAAGGTTTGAAGAAATCACTACGTCTCCTGAAAAGGCTTGGACATTCGTCTGTGCCATTTATAAGTACCGAACAATTTTTTTGGGGTTGGACGAAGCGTTTAATATCCAAACGTGATTTGATTTGTGGAACCCTCGATGATATTTGTCACTGCACCACTCGCATGGGCTGAGATGTATTCGATGAAAATATTGTAATTACCAGCAGCTGCCATATTCGTTGTTGGTGCGAGGGCTACAGTTGTGGTAGTAGCAGCAACTGCAATGTTCCATGGATTTGTACTCGCACTACCAAATACACTGGTAGGACCTTTTGCGATGGTGAGAGGTGTCCCACCCACCCAATTACCACCACCACACTCCATCGAGAGTGTACTGACTTCATCATCACTTTCAATGAGATGTGCTACAATCTTGGCATAGAAGACGTGGGCAGAAAATGTAATTTTAATTGTGGAATTCGCAATAGTTTGTTCACTATCGAGAGCTCCTGTAAAGGAGTAGGTCTTCTTTGTCACCTGTCCAGTATTGGTGATGAGACCCCCAGTGACATAGGCGCGTTCCCCGACGAACACATCCTTCGCAATACCGACACCACCAGCTACCTTGAGAGCACCTGTAGTTGATGAAGTCGCCTCTGTCTGGTCAGTTACATTGACCGTCGCAGCGTAAATACCCTTAGCAACCCCAAGACCACCAGAAACGATGACAGCACCTGCAGTGTTTGAAGAAGCTTCTGTATGATCGGTCACATTGACCGTCGCCGCGTAAATACCCTTAGCAACCCCAAGACCACCAGAAACGATGACAGCACCTGCAGTGTTTGAAGAAGCGACGGTTGTATCTAGGATAACTACACTGTTGGAGACGATGTCCTCCACAAAGATGTCTTTACCGTGAATATTTTTGGTGACCCCCAAACCACCAAGAACTTGGAGCGCACCTGTGGTTTTAGAAGTAGCATCTGTTTGATCAGTTACATTGACCGTCGCCGCGTAAATACCCTTAGCAACCCCTATACCACCAGAAACGATGACAGCACCTGCAGTGTTTGAAGAAGCGACGGTTGTATCTAGGATGACTACACTATTGGAGACGATGTCCTCCACGAATATGTCTTTACCGTGAATATTTTTGGTGACCCCAAAACCACCAAGAACTTGGAGGGCACCCGTGGTTTTAGAAGTAGCATCTGTCTGATCCGTTACATTGATTGTTGCTGTGTAGATACCCTTAGCAACCCCAAGACCACCCGAAACGATGACAGCACCTGCAGCGTTTGAAGAAGCGACGGTTGTGTCAAGTACAACTACACTGTTGGAGACGATGTCCTCCACGAAGATGTCTTTACCATGAATATTTTTGGTGACCCCCAAACCACCAAGAACTTGGAGCGCACCAGTGGTTTTAGAAGTAGCATCTGTGTGATCCGTTACATTGATTGTTGCTGTGTAGATACCCTTAGCAACCCCTAAGCCACCCGAAACAATTACAGCACCTGCAGCGTTCGAAGAAGCGACGGTTGTGTCAAGTACAACTACACTATTGGAGACGATGTCCTCTACGAAGATATTTTTGCCGTGAATATTTTCAGATACACCGAGACCACCTACAATTTGTACAGCACCGGTGGTTTTAGAAGTAGCATTTGTAGCATCCCAAACCTTCGTGATACCACCGACATTAAGGTTTTCTTCGGTACTTATACCACCTTTCACCTTGACAGCACCAGTTGTCGCAGAAGTTGAAGTGGTACTATTTGTTATAGTCGCAGAAGCACCGAAAATACCCTTAGCTACACCTAGACCACCAGAAAGGGTTAGACCACCAGATGTGTTAGAAGAAGCCTCTGTTATACCGGTTATCTCAAGAAATCCATTTATACGGCAATCCAAAGTGTTAGCCGTGTTCATAGTTATCACCGTATCTTGAGCACTTTTAAGAGTATGCCCAACTTCAAATGTGGATTCAGAAAAGTCGTATATCAGTGCGACATTACCTTTATTTGCTAATGGGTTATGCATGATAAAACCGAGGTCAGTTCCACTATCGTTATTTTTACCAAGTTCAATTATAGGATCTGCTATAATAAGAGTATTTGCATTAACAACTGTTGTATTCCCAGTAACAGTTAAGTTACCAGTTAAAGTGAGATCCCCACAATGTAAAGCTCCAGCAACACCTAGACCACCTGCAACCTTGAGAGCACCAGAAGTCTGATTGGTAGATAGTGTGGTGTCTGTAATAGTAACACTATCAGCTTCAACATCTTCAAAATTTGCATGTTTAGCATAAATGTTTTTAGTAACCCCTAGACCACCCGCAATGATTACAGCACCTGTATTAGTAGCATCAGAATCAGTTTGATCAGTCACATTAATTGTAGCGGCATACACACCCTTAGCAACACCAAGACCACCAGAAACGATTACAGCACCTGCAGCGTTAGATGAAGCCTGAGTTGTGTCAAGTACAACTACACTATTGGAGACGATGTCCTCCACGAAGATGTTTTTACCATGAATATTTTTGGAAACCCCAAGACCACCAGAAACAATTACAGCACCAGTGGTTTTAGAAGTTGCATCCGTTTGGTCAGTTGCATTAACTGTGGCAGCATAAACACCCTTAGCAATACCAAGACCACCCGAAACAATTACAGCACCTGCAGCGTTCGAGGAAGCCTGAGTTGTGTCAAGTACAACTACACTATTGGAGACGATGTCCTCCACAAAGATATCTTTACCATGGATATTTTTGGTCACCCCTAAGCCACCGGAAACGATGACAGTCCCTGTGGTTTTAGAAGTAGCATCCGTTTGATCAGTTGCGTTGACGGTAGCACCGAAAATACCCTTAGCAACCCCAAGACCACCTGAAATGATTGTAGCACCAGTAATGTTAGAAGTTGATTGGGTTGTGTCTAGGGTGACTACACTATTGGAGACGATGTCCTCCACAAAGATGTCTTTACCGTGAATATTTTTGGTGACCCCGAGACCACCCGAAATGATTACAGTACCAGTTGTTTTAGAAGTAGCATCTGTCTGATCAGTTGCGTTGACGGTAGCACCGTAGATCCCCTTAGCAACCCCAAGACCACCCGAAACGATTACAGCACCTGTGGTGTTTGAGGACGCTTGGGTTGTGTCAAGTACGACTACACTATTGGACACGATATCCTCCACAAAGATGTCTTTACCATGGATATTTTTGGTCACCCCGAGACCACCAGAAATGATTACAGTACCAGTTGTTTTAGAAGTTGCATCTGTCTGGTCAGTTGCGTTGACTGTAGCACCATAGATACCCTTAGCAACCCCAAGACCACCCGAAACGATTACCGCACCTGCAGCGTTAGACGAAGCTTGGGTTGTGTCAAGTACAACTACACTATTGGAGACGATATCCTCTACGAAAATATCTTTACCATGGATATTTTTGGTGACCCCGAGACCACCGGAAATGATGACAGTCCCCGTGGTTTTAGAAGTAGCATCTGTTTGGTCAGTTGCATTGACTGTAGCACCGAAAATACCTTTTTTCACACCAAGACCACCTGTAATTTGTACGGCACCAGTTGCATTAGAAGAAGCTTGTGTTACATCAGTCACGGTAAGACTGTCAGCCTCAACATCTTGGAGGTTAGCATGTTGTCCGAAAATTTTCCCGGCAACCCCTATTCCACCCGCGACTATGAGTGCACCAGTGGTTGTTGTAGTAGAGTCAGTTGTAGAACTTACATACACATTCCCAACAACGTGTAACTCTGCATGTGGATTCAATGTTTTGATACCAACTTTACTATCCACTGAGTCGACATATATGGTACCACTATCCACCGTGAGATCACCGCTTATACTCGTATTTCCTGAGACGACTAAGATATTGGAACCAAACTCATCAACATACAAATTTGAACCGACATCAAGAGTGTGCATTGGGTCAGTGTTCAAAATACCAACATTAGCTTCTGTGTAAAGACGACCATATACGTGCACATTGATATCTTCGGAAGTTAGGGGTGTGATGACATGACTATCAGCACTACTTTCGGTGAAACCCATCACGATTTCTTTAGAGGATTCTACAAATCCGATAGTTACATTGGAATTGGGGCGTGTCATGATGAGACCCAAATCGAGTGTTGTATCACTAGATGTATTGTTTTGACCCAACTCGATGATGGCATCTTTAATTTTGAGATTTTCTGTGGTTATCGATGTCACACCGCCATTTACAGTGAGATTACCATCCAATAAAACGCCACCAGATATGACAAGTACATTCGAACCTGTGTCACTAACGTATAGGTTTGAACCCACACTGAGAGTGTGACCTGGCGAAGCATTTGCGATACCTACATTCGATTCAGTGACCAAAGAAGTTGTGTTACTCACAAATCGTACGACGTATGATGATGTATTACCTTGAGAAGTTGTAGCTTCAAGACCAGTATTACCAATGATATCTTGGGCTGCTTGACCAGATTCAACTAGTTCTTTTGTTATCGTGTTATACATCATGAGTACAATTTCAGCCTTTGAAGTATAGGTATCATCAAATCGCACGGGTGTTATATATATAGCACCAGCATTAGATGTATCGATGGCGGTATTACCCGCATTTAGAACAATCGTATTCTCACCCTGGTCTTCCGTACAATTTTTACCAAACCGGATTTTTGTGGATCTCTCCACCGTCGGCAATGTCTTGACCATTTAATATAGATTAGTATTTTAATTTGCATACAGGAGACCTGCCATACCATTTTCGATGCGGAGGATGTTATAATTCACCGCGTATATAGGGTCGTTTATAGGCATGGACTCACTCATGATCTTTACTGAGTCTAAGCGACTGAAGTTGAGAGTGCCTGTAGGTTGGAGGGAACTTGTTGAGAGGCAGAAACAATAGAGAAAGAAGTCTGGGGAAGTCACAAAGTTTGTGTGGTAATAGCTCGTGACATCAATGAAATGTGGTTTACCCCACTTATAATTACCGACATCAAGTCCGTTGATGTTCAATTTGACTTTATTCGTGGGTGAAGTAAGTGCACCATTGGTCGTGGTGTCTGAAGATGCGAGGTACTTAATTGGGTGATTGAAACTCAAATCTTGTGTAAGACTCCGTGATGCGATGTTCTTTTGTACTTGGGTGATGAGAAGGTCATGCTTTCTTGAAGCAATGTTACCACGCTCCTGATTATCGAGATAGTAATAATTCGCAAAGCACTCTATATTATAAGTAGAGGCTGCAGTCGCCCAGTGAATTCGTATTTCGACGTTATGATAATTCAGGGCTACAAGGGGGAGTGCACATTTGGGTCCTTCACAAAAGAAAAAGCGCAGGGGGTAGAAATAAGAACGGGCACTTACACCGGGGTGTGTACCATTCGAACTCTTGGAAACATTTTGAGCGAACGTATCGATAGCAATTTTTTCGGTGAAGATTGCATCTTGAGTATCCACGAGGGATCCACCGATATAAAGTTCAACTTTATCGATGATCGTGTCCCATCGTTGGATATCTAGGGCTTGGGTGGTATCATCGAGTGTAAAATATACATGCCCGAGAAGGTCTCCAGATCGTTCGAATTGAACACTGGACATCGAATTGTTTTTCACCGCTCCATGGATTGTTTGTTTTTCAATGGATTGTGAAAAATTAGCATGCCTTTTGAATGTTGAACTAAAGAAAGAAATTTCAGGTTCACCAGTGATGTATTCATCCTGGGCACCGATTGCAATCAATTGAACAATACCAGCTGACATGGTATACTAGTATAAGGGGAGAAAATTACATATTAGGTTTTCTACACACGAAACGGAGAACTAGAAAGTTATCTTTCGCGGGAGTTGAGGGAACAATGGGGACTCCATTTTGATTTCGGATGGTTACATTTAACCGATCTACACGACGAATTGGATCAATATATTGTGTTACAATTGGGTATTCATCTTTATAGTTAATAACGAGATCTTCAGACTTTACAATACTCGCGAATGAATTGCGAATAATACTAAGGGGAGCCTGTCCATCGTACACATTAGAGGTTCGGTCACTGAAAATCGAATCAAGTTGATCGATAGATACATAACAGTGTTCGGTGGCGACATTAGAATTAATACGAGCGGCAAAAAGTCTAGCCTGAACAACATTCTTCAGTGGCTGGTTGAGAAAGCATGTGAATGTATTCGCACTCTCCTGTCCGATAGTGTCAACTGTTATAGTATGATACTCGTAATTGAGATCTGGAATTGTCTCAGTGGGAGAAGTAATGAGAGCCATTTATAGTTAGCTTAGATTAAAGATCCACCGATTCCATCCTCAATCGCGTACCCAGCATGGTCGGCGACGAGCTTTTGGGCACCGCATAAACCACCTGGGGTGAGACCCATCGAATAGACTTCATCATCCTTACCACCACCGGCGACACAGTTAATGTTTGACTTGAGATCAAAGATTGACGCCTCACTCACAGTCTTGATCCTGATTGGCCTGGGTTGATAAGCACTCGCATTACGGGTAAGCGCGAGGGCGACGATCAGCAGGATCATAACAATTATGGAAGTAATCCCATTACGGTTCGCTTGGTTTAGCTTGAACATTTATTATATGTATACATTTTTTTAAAGTGCGTTAAAGATATTTTTTTTAGTTTCTACATAGAGAGTAGATGGACGAAGAAATTATTCTCGACCGAGGAAATACTACTGTGATGAAATTAGATGCTGATGAGCAGGCTCTGATGGATGAGATTGAGATATCGGCTCCTCGTCGCAGACCTGTACCACGACCTGGTCAGACGGCATACCGCCCCCCACCTCAGCAACATCAAGAGGCTATGGATGCTTTTGTGAATCCTAATAAACAATCTGCCCCTCCTCAACCTCAGCAGGATGAGGAGATTGACTATGGTGAGGATGAACCAACTTTTTATGACGATGAACCCATGGAAGGTCCAGGATCCCAAGAGGATCAGCCTTCTAAGGGGTACACCTCGATTGACGAAGAAAAGTCAGACCTCATCAATAAACTTGGTCGTCTGGAGAAGAAGGGATTTGCAGTGAACAAAAGACTCAACGCCTATTCCAATGTCGATGAGTTGAGGTCTGAGGTGAAGCGAATTACCTATAGCATCGATGTGGAACAGTCAGTACGCTTCTCCCGGCGTATGTTGATCGCATGTGTGACTGGTTTAGAGTTCCTCAACAAGAGGTACAACCCCTTCGAGGTTCAACTCGAGGGTTGGTCTGAATCTGTCATGGAAAATGTTGATGACTATGATGGTGTCTTTGAGGAACTCTATGTCAAGTACCGCTCCAAGGTGAGTGTCGCACCAGAGGTCAAGATGATCATGATGTTAGGTGGTTCGGCGATGATGTTCCACCTCACAAACAGTATGTTCAAGTCGGTCATGCCCAACATGAACGATGTGATGAAACAAAATCCAGACCTCGTCAAGAATATGATGTCAGCCGTGCAGAACACTACTCGCGCCCCAGAAGGCTCTGCAGATGGTGCCCCTGTCGGTGGTACCGGCAATTATGAGATGCAAGGACCTGGGGTGGACATTTCAAGCCTTATGGGTGGTATCATGATGCCCCCACCACCACCCATGAACACGACAATGGTTACTCCCATGACTGAGAGTGTCGCCGAGGAGGACGATGTATCTGATATTGTTTCTATTTCGGGTGACTCCACAGGTGGTGAGGTCAAAGAGATAAACTTCGGGGCTACTACCAAACCCAAACGGACTCGCCGAAAGAAGAAGACGGAAATTAATCTCTAATTACTATATAAATGATAGCGTACTGTCCGCTGGAGGAACTGGAACCTCCCAGCAGGACACAAAAGTCTATTGCAGAGCCAGAAGAGATCAAAGAGGATATGCCTCAGATTGGTCTCGAAGAAACCGAAATGAATTACGTCATCATGGCATTCATCGCCGGCGTAATTATATTAGCCGTCTCTGATGCCACCAGGGCGTAAATGTTGAATCTACCGCGGGGTCTCACCCCCTCGTAGTAAATTTAGTATGTAAAGGTTTTCTTAGATTCACTATCATTATTGAATTTTATCGTCGTGAGTTTCCCGTTTACAGAAGAAAGGAGTTCGACGTGTATATCGTATGCGAATTCTTGTCCCGATGCTGCACCATCAGCTGGTAAGACTGTAATCTTATTTGCTGTTGTCGTCACTGTGGGACTCCATGGGTATGCATTGGTTCCACCGAACATATTCTTCGTACCGATGGCGATGGCTTGACTCGATGTCGTTCCATTACTTGTACCCCCCTGAATTTCGAGGATCATTGTACTCAAGTTAGAAACTGTCGCAGTCTCAC